TTCTAACATTTCCAGAGTATTGTATTCAATATTTGGTTTTTATATAGTTTCATCACTTTCCACCCCAACGTTTTGAACGAATAACTGTATATGTATCCCAATCCAATTTAGGATAGCGCATGATAAAGTAGTTCGGTGAATTTGTATTCTTTGTTCCATACAACTCCATACGATTCTCTTCTGCTATATGAATCGCAATAAACTTGTCACCTTGCCAAACAAGAGTTGATTTTTCATCAAGCTTTTCTTCAATTGGCTCGCCTGGCAATTCCATTTTGTTCATTAAAAAGTGACATGAATCAATAGACCTAGTATGTTGATATTTGAATATGATCATTATACTCCTCCACTTGTAAACTTACGCCAGTCCAAAGCAACTCTACAATGAAAGTTTCTAGATTGAATTTCTTTAATGCATCTTTCAAGATAATCAGTAATTGCTTTCTGAGCACTGACAATATCATTTACCAAGACAAGTTTTTCATCAGCTGATAAGTAGCGATCAATATCAGACTTAAGTATCTTTTCATGAATTACTCCATTCTGGCTATAGTACTTATCAGTCTGCTTGCCTTGGTAGTATTTCCAACGCTCAAGCTTAACTTTTTCTTTAAGAGCATAAAGATCTTTCAACTTCAAAGTATGATCTGTAAACACGTCATTGTACTTTGTATGGAGCTTTGGTGTTTTCAATACCTCAGTATCCAATTCAAAGTCATCAATAGACAGATCAGAAGCAGCCATCTTTTTGATTCTTTCGAGCTCTTCGATGATCCCGTCTTTCAACGAAACGAGATCATCTGATACACTTTTACTTAAACCCATAATTACTCTTCAATAGTGAATCTGATTTTTTCTTTGAGATTGTAAGCTTTACCATTATACCAAACTGATTTAGGAAAGCTATCATCGTACATGCCTTCATCAATATCTTTGTTAATCAATCTTACACCATGATCTATCGTATGAACCATGTGTACAACGATGTCTTCAAGATAAGTCTTACCGTCTTTACCGAATTCGTGGGCAGCATTTTCATAAGGAAAGATAATGAATGGTGTAAATCCTACAATAGACTTTTCTTTAGACTGCGGTTGCTCAACAAGTTTACGTTGCTCTTAGATAGGAATTTTCTTCAGGCTACGAAAAACATAACTTCTACGCATTCCATTAGTATCATCAATTTCTACTGCAGCTTCTTGAAAAAATTTGTCAGCAGACATAATAGTACCTTCGCACCCATTAAACTTAGACCATTTAGATTCAATTGTTACACGATCACCACTAGTAAACATTTACAATTCTCCATTCCAATCTTCATTGATTTCCTCGCCGTTGACATCAATAATTTTGAATTGATTATAGCGAAGAGTTACACTCGTAGTCAATACTACAGATTGACCGACAGATGTATATTGTAAACCTTCTAGAGAAAGAGGGAAACAATCTAAGTAAATAAATTTTGTGATTCTTTCTCCATTTGCATTCAATGCCGTAATCTCACAGCTGTTTGTCTGATTTAAATGAGCACCATCATTATTCTTACACTTTAGCATCCACTTGTAAAAGTAAAGCCATTCACGATGATCATCTGATACTAAGAGCTGAATGTTAAGCGGCTCTGTTTCAATCTTATTGGTTGGAAGAAATAAGTCTTTACGACCAGAACCGAATGGTGCTTGGCCGAATGTTAAGTCAGCAACATTAGTTCCTTGAACACTATATGATGTATCTTTACTCTCACCAACTGTCATAATGTAATTAACTGATCTTGCTAAGTCTCTTTGTTCCACAATTTTTCTCCTATTAAATAGAACATATAGAAGAATTTATTAAGAGTCAAACACATGAAAAATTTTAGACAGTTTATCACAGAAGAAATGTCGCAGTTTAGTGGCTTTTTGATTTCACGAGATAATATGCCACAAATCAAAAATGTAAAAGACTATGTGAACTTTATAGAGCGTCAGGGAATCAGAGTTGACTCTGGTAATATGATGGTCTATATGTTTCGTCCTACTCAGATTAACTTTGAGCAAGAAAAAGTCGATCGTATTAAAGCTGATGTTGGCGATGACACTTCTACTATGACACCTATCGTTGTATCAGAAGATGGATTTGTATTAGATGGGCATCATAGATATTTTGCAGCACGACAGATGGATATAAGCATTCCCGTCATTACAGTCAATTTACCTATTAATAAATTACTTAAACTCACAAACGAATATCTTGAGTATAGCGATGGTTGATACCGTTACGATTCAGAAAATAAACGAAGTATGGATGAAAGTTACATGTAACGAACCTTACATGGAGATGGATATCTCTGACCACTTTCAGTTTGAAGTTGCTAATGCTCAGTATGATCCACGAGTTAAGTTTGGACATTGGGACGGCATAAAGCGTCTATACAATCGCAAGACAAAACGTATGCATTGCGGGCTATTGTTTGAACTTCTTAAACTTGCAGACAAACAAGGATGGAAAACGAACATTGATCCATTGCTTGTTCCAGAACCTGAGCAGATTGAAGATGAAGACTTAGACGAGCTCATCAGGTTTGTCAATCCACACTCTGATGGAAATCCAATTGATCCTTATGACTATCAGCGTGAAGCTGTAAAGTATATGCTGAACATGGATCGCTCTACTGTACTCGCTGCAACATCAGCAGGTAAGTCACTCATTATATATATCGCTATACGCATCTATCAGCTTATGGACGAGATGGAAGGCAAGCGTATATTTATTACCGTCCCATCTAAAGCATTAGTTGAACAGCTTTACAATGACTTTGAAGATTACAGTAATTTTGAAGGGTCAAATTGGAGTCCTAAAAGTTTCGTACAAAAAATCTCTGGTGATTATAGCAAACGAGTTGATATGCCGATTGTGATTACGACATGGCAGTCAATGCAAAAGCTACCTCACTGGATATTCGAAGACATGGGTGCTATTTTTATTGATGAGACTCATACTGCATCTGCATCCGTCTTGACAGGAATTCTTGAGAAAGCGATTAATACAAAACATCGGCACGGACTCACTGGTACACTTGATGAAGTAGAATGTAATCAGCTCGTCATACAGGGTCTATTAGGTCCAGCTAAAAGAATTGTAACAGCACGTGAACTGATTGATCAAGGACGAGCTGCTGAGATTATTGTACGTATGTCGATGATTGATTATCCTGAGTCATTCAAGAAAGAATTGTATGATGTCAAAAAGAACATCAATCCAAAGAAAGGATACACCTACGAAATTGAAACGATAAATGAAAACGAGTACAGACGCAAGTTCATTCTGTCAATGGTCAAGTCTATGCTAGGAAATTCACTTGTACTGTTTGATCGAGTTGATAAGTATGGAGAAGAGCTATACGAAGAATTCAAAAAGTATCATGAGAACACTTTTCTGATCGTAGGTAAAGTCAGTGCTACTGAAAGAGAAAAGATTCGTGTCAGTATGGAAGAATACGAAGATGCAGTTATCTTTGCATCATTTGGTACAATGCAGCAAGGTATATCAATCAAGAAGCTGAAGAATATGTTTATCATATCATCTTCAAAATCGATCGTTCGTATACTTCAGTCAATTGGTCGTATGATGCGAGTTCATAAAGAATATAAAAATGCAATGATCTTTGATATCGTAGACGACTTATCTTATGATGGTAAACCAAACTATTGTCTGAAGCATGCTGAAGAACGAGTTCGTTTCTACAATAATGAGCAGTTTATTGTGAAATTTGATAAGTATGACATACGGAAGTTTATGAACGATCTATCAATAGATGACTTCATATCTTAGAGTTTGTCTCGTGGTGTCTAGCTGAACTTTAATTGATAAGATGATATAACCTACACCTACTAGTTAAAGTTTCTCTCGAAGCTTCTCAGCCTTTGTAGAGGTTATGACACCACAGAGTAAATCACAACGTTCGTTCTCTTCAACTCCTGTATGACCACGAACCCATTCAAACTGAATATTAGAAAAACCAGATTTGTAAACAAGCTTATCAAAATATTTCCATAATTCTTTGTTTTTGACATTTTGCCATGCTTTAGCTTTCCAACTAAAGATCCACTCTGAAATACCTTTCGTACAATATTGAGAATCAGATATTACTGTGATATCAGCATTTTTAACAGTATCATTCAATTCTAATAAAAATTCCAATGCCTTAATAATACCAGTCATCTCTGCAACATTAGTAGACAGCTTACCTTCTGTCAATTCAAAATTTTGTTCATGGTAAAATCCAAAATCTGTCTTGATTACAAATGCACAAGCACATTTATTATTATGACGATTATAAGAACCATCTGTCCAAATATTAATTTTCATATTAATACTCAATTAGTTTTAAAAACAAATAGTATTATTACTTTAAAATTATTTAATGTAAATTCAATTTAGTTTAAATAATAGTTCTTAATTAATGATTATTTTTTAAACAAATATGGTATAATTGATATTATTATTTCTAATAGATATAGAGGACTTTATGAAAATAAAAAGTAAGATTAATGATGTTGATGATGTAGAGTTAGAACTGATTAGAGATGGTAAGATGAGAGATTCTACTTCTAGCTATGGATATGTTAATAATAAAGAGTT